GACTTTGTTGCTGAGAATATGGGCGAATTCCCTAAATCAGCAGGTAAATTCTTCCCGAAACTGTTTTTAGAGGCCTGTGCGCAGGATTCTTGGGACTTCACTCTTAATTCAGAAGCAGGCAGGCAATATATTATGGGGATAGACTACGGATTGTTGTTAAATCCTACGCAAATAACGGTGTTTGAGGTATTAGCGGGCAATGCACGTCTAGTTTACTGGGAAGAAATCTCCCCCGTACCCCCTGAAAAGGGACACAGGGACTATGACCCTATTATAGAACGTATAAAACGTATATATCACGCATATAGAGATAGAATAGTAAGAATATACCCAGATGCTACTGCTGCAGGCATACAAATAACAGCAGACTTGACTAAAGAACCTAGGAGAATACCGTCAAACAAGATATACTCAAATGAGACGGCAGCAAAGAAAGAAGTACTAGGCGTATGGATGACAGGTCCATATAAGCACGATATGTTACAGAATTATCGTAAAATAATAATGGACGGACGTTTGAGTGTCCCGAAAACAGAACCTTTCTATACTAAATTTATTTTAGAGCACGACGGAGTCGTCGTACAGAAAGTACAAGGAACTTCGAACTATTTGAAGTTTAAAGAGCCTGTAGGAGGCACTATCGACCTATTAGATAGTATGGGATTAGCCCTTTTACATTTATCAAAAGATGTAAGCCCACCTTATTTAGGATTTGGAGTATCAAAGTTGAAAATATGAACTTTTACGGAGGAAATTTAGAAAATGATTGCATAGCTATCTTAAATTGGTGCTATAGAAATCAAAGTAAGAAACAGAGTTACCGAGTGTTCGCAGACGAACTTGGTATACCTTTAGGAACATTACATCGTATCATTAAGGGATTTAAGTACTTTGGCGAAAGCCACTGGGCTCTAGCAACGTACGCAAAGAAATATGGCTATGATGTTACGTTCGTAGGACGCAAAGGTTCGATAATCTGGGTTGACAAACGTAGACCATATTTAGAGAACCCTGCATTGTACGAAGAAGATGGAGAATTGTTCCAAATATAAATAATGGAGAGTCACGATGTCCGAAAATAAGAAACAACCATTTTTTGGTGGATGGTTTTCATCCGCCGACAGTCCGCTAACTGATTCTCAAGAAACTTTTGACGTATATAATACAGATATTGGAGATTATAGAGATAAAGAAGTAACTAAATTTTATGACCATTATCTTGTGGAATATCAAGAAAATGAGTGGTTCTCCTTTTTAGTTGACTATGTAGTCGGGGAAATGTTCACCGATTATCACTTTGTTGGCGCAGGTGCTAACGAAGTACGAAAGTTTTTTGAGGAAGTAGACCCGTTAGCGTACGATGAGGTAGAAATGATGGGTCTTAATGTAGTCCGTGAAGGTACGGGAGCATTAAAGAAATACTGGAATGATGGTAAATTATCCCAGTTAAAAGCTATGAATGGACGTCTTCTACGTCTAGATTTAATGGCAAAGGAGCGAAAAGTTGCTTCTAACAAGCCAGCAAATCGATTAGATGGTACTGGTATGCCTTCCTCAATAATGGGGCAATCGCAAACCTATTCATCTACAATCGGAGCTAAAGTAAATGAAGTCGAAGACACTCAAATGTTACAAGTAAGTGTCGCATCAGACTCTAACTTTTTAGTAAATCTAAAAACTTGGAGAATAGCTGATTATGATGATTATAGAAACGAACAAATAGCCTTGTGCCGTATTAAGCGAGACCCACGGTCACCTTACGGCATTCCATTTGGTCGGTCTAGTTTTCACGTAATTAAGGCATTAAAGGGAGTGGATAGAGACATTCTCGCTTCAATTAAACAAAATGCATCTAATCTAAAAGTAATTAGTGCGGACCTAAGTGGGTTGGACAGTGACTCCGATAAAAAAACCGCTTTGGAGAACCTAGCTAAAACTTATGATAAGATAGCATCTGCTACTCAGGGAGTTGTGGCTATAGATAACCACCACGAAGTTGGGTATATGGGAACTACAGGCGCAGGTTCACGTGATAGCAGGGTTTTAGAAGTAATGGGCCATTTAGAGCCAGTTATATCTGCTTTATTGATGAATTATTTATTCTCAATTGGGCTAATAGAACAAAGTGGCGCTAATAAATCTATTATCTCACGGCAAGAAATAAGAGCTGAGAGACAGATAGAGCGATATAGGAGGGCAGTCGCAAGATTCTTTGAAACTCAAATCTTCCCTGATATAACCGAACAGCCGTGTAAATTAGTATTCAATAAATACTATGAACCCGAGATATGGTTAAATCTATTCGAGAAGAACGTTATATCTAGAGAAAGGCTACTAGAACAAATGTCAATAATTGATGAAGGTACAACATACTTTAAAGATGTATCTGCGTTAGCTATTGGAGGTGAAGGAGGAAAGTTACCAGGTGGTAACCTAAAATCCAAAGAAGATAATAATGATGACTCCGCAGATAAAAGAACAAGAGAGGAAGAACAATAATGGCAAAAAACGGAAAAAAAGCACCAAAAGGTTATCACTATATGCCAGACGGCAAGTTAATGAAAGATAGTGATATGAAAAAAGGTGCTAGAGCAAATTACCCAGCTGCAAAGTCTGGAAGAAAATACTAATGGCACGAGATGATTACGGAGCAATAAGCGTTATTAGTGACGAGGAAAAAGAAGCCCTAGGCATATCTGGACGAAGACCAGACGATGAAGAAGAGGGTTTGTTCGAAACTATAGGTAAAGCAGGAGACAAACTTGGTGAAACTAAGTTAGGTCAAAAAATAGGTTCGATTTTAACAGTATTGATTATAGCTATGTTTGGGAGCGGTACGGCCGACCTAAGTATGTTAGGAGACCTATTTGACTCAGAAGAACCTACAGGGCCTTTGGGAGGCTGTATGGACCCTTCTGCGGTTAATTACAACAAGGATTCTACTTTTGACAACGGTTCCTGTATTTTCCCGCCTCCAGTAATTTATGGATGCACTAATCCAGATGCAGAAAATTATAATAAACAGGCAACGCACGATAATGGGCGCTGTCAATTTCTTGGGGGTCCTGGAGATAACCAAACTGGAAACCAGACGACCACGAATGAAACTGTTTATGGATGTATGGATATAGACGCTTCAAATTATAATGATAGAGCAGATGAAGATGATGGTTCGTGTGAATACGAAGAATACAATTGTACTGCTAATCAAACTTACTTTTGGAATGGATTGCAATATGGCAATTATTCCAGAGTAGATGAATCTACGTTAAATATAACAGTAGATATAGATACCAACTGTGACCAGGAAACATTGCCCGTCCTAGTTGGTTATGATGTCGGACATCTGAAAGTAGAGGATAACGAAACAATATGGAATGGTTATATGTATAATGATTATTATTATAATGTAACTGGCTGGGAAGCAAATGAATATACATTACGTTCTGGACCAGAATGGTTTACTGAACCATATACTGGTTATTATATTATATATGTTAATCTATATGCAGATTGGGAAAGAAATGGTACCTATGAGTGGGTCAATTATTTTATGATTGAGGAATTATTTTTAGAGGAGTAATGGAATGGGCGATAAAGTTGTTGGAATTAGTTGCTGTGACGTGTGCGATTGTCGCATCGTTGATGGCAATTGTAGTAATGAGTGCTATTGTAGGGAAAGCATTAAAAAGAACAGAAGTAAAAACGGAAAAGAGGATTGAAATTATGAGTAAACAAGCAAGTGAAGGAATAACCTTCAACGATATATTTATGTTTATGATTGCAGTACCTTTAGTGTTACTCTGGGTTGGATTTGCGGGATTCGTTATTCATAGCGGACTTAATGACGCAGCAGTTCTTGAGCAAATAGAAGGATATACAACTCTGATAGCTATATTGGGAGGGCCAGCCCTTTTGATTATCAAAGATGCCTTAGATGTTTGGAAACAAGAGCAAGCTGAGAAAACAGCATTCTATAAGGTAAAAGCACAAGCTGTTATCGATTATAATGACCACGCTCAGAAACAATCTCAGATGATAGAAACTAAGGCACAAGAACAAGAACATAAAATGGAAAGTAAAGAATAGGAGAATAAACTATGGAAAAACAAGAAATGATGGATTATCTAAAGGCTAGAGGTATGTTCGAACGAGGAATGAACACACTAGTACAATGGGAACTTATGGAAATAGTAGAAAAAGCTATGAACGCAGGTGTACCAACTTTAGACGAACTTAAAGAATTGGAAGAAATGGACAAACCTAAAGCAAAGCCAAAGGAAGAAAAACCTAAGGCTAAACCAAAGGCAAAGCCAAAAGCAAAACCAAAAGCAAAAAAAGCCAAGAAGGAATAAATGGCTAAAGGCACTACGAGGGGTTTGTATGCAAACATACACGCAAAACGCAGACGTATTAAATCTGGTTCAAAAGAAAAGATGAGGAAACCTGGAACTAAGGGTGCCCCAACTAAGAAACAGTTTACACGTGCTGCAAAAACTGCAAAGAAACGAACATACAAACGTAAGAAATAATGGTCAAGAAAAAATATCAGAACCCGAAAGGGGGACTAAACGAAGCTGGTAGAAAACATTTCGAACGTAAGGACGGAGGTAATCTTAAATCACCTGTTAAAAAGGGAACTAATCCAAGAAGGGTTAGCTTTGCAGCACGTTTTGCTGGTATGAAAGGTCCAATGAAGGACTCTAAAGGAAGACCAACTAGAAAGGCATTAGCTTTGAAGGCTTGGGGTTTCGGAAGTGTGTCTGGAGCACGAAAGTTCGCAGCACGTAACAAAAAGAAAAAATAGGTAGATATGGTAGTAAAGAAAAGTGGAAAGGGTTATAGATTGATGACTAAAAGCGGAAAACGCTTACTTGGTAAACATAAGAGCAAAAAAAGCGCTAAAAAACAAGAACAAGCTATACACGCAGCCAAAGCTGCAAGAGCTAAACGAGGATATAAAAGATGAAGATAGTTTTTGATGACGACAGAGAAGACATAGTAATTAAATCCGAGGCAAAGCTTAATATAGGTAACAAAACAAAAGATAATAAGAATGAAGCGAAAGTCAATAAACAACTCAAAAAAGCCAAAAAATCAAACAAAAAGTGAACCTAAAGTCATTGTCGGCAATGACCCTGGTGACGAGATGGATTTGTCACGTGTTCCTATTAAAAACACTGAAAGGGCAAAGCCTATACTCAACTCTAGTGGTATTATAGCTTACAAAGTAAAGGATATAAAGGTTTAGTTCCATATATACTTAATGGAGATTTTAATATGAGCGAAGTTGTAACCACACCCGTTAAAAAGCGCTGCGAAACTGGCAGAATGCCAGCGTGGATGCGTAAGATGAAAAAGTCAAATGACTACTCTTGCGTTGAATTAGCAGAGGCTGTTACAAGTTTAGTTACAGATAAACGAAAAAGAGCTCGTAAAGTAATGGCAGGTGACAAAAAGACTAGCGTTCTTTCATTATATGGAGGAGATGACTGGACTTGGATACTTGCAACTGAGAATGACACGCGATTACGTGGTCTCTCAGGAGATAGATATCTTATTGACCCTACTGCACATATGGCAGCTTTACCAACTTGGACCAAGGTATTAAATGGACATATTGACCATAACCTTGAAAAGAAAGTAGATATAGACGTTGGCGAAGCTAGATACGATATAGATAAAGGTTTATACCTTAAAGTACGAACAAATGATGATGATATTAACAGACAACTTAAACGTGGGGATATATTACCCTCTATAGAAGTTGATGTTGAATCGGAAGACGTACTAGATAAAAACATTATTGATTATTACGTTCCTACTGGTTTAGGACTTATGAAGGATAATGAACCATTGGGCAATTCAGTTGGACCTGAAAAGCCTTCGGACAGATTTTCTGTCCCAATTTATGCAGGAGAAACAAATATGACAAAGGAAAAGGAAGAAGTCAAAGAAGATAAAACAGAGGATGTCGAAGCTCAGGCCGAGCCTGCAGCAGAGACTCCAGCAGAACCTGAAACCGTGGAAGAACCTAAAGAAGAGGAATCGGTTGATGAACTTACAGAGGCAACTACAAAAGTAGCCGAACTCGAGAAACGTCTTGAGGAAGTTCTAGGTCAGGTTGACAGCAAAGCTTCAGCTGAGGTTGAACTTAAGAAGATATATTTAGATAAAATACCAGAATCAATACATTCAGATGTTAATGGTTTGGATTTGAATACGCTTAAAGCGTTTGCTAAATTATCTGACCATTTTCAATCACAGATTGAAGACACCACTCGATTGGAAGAAGCTCCAGTTATTAATGAGACCGATAAGGTCGGCTCAGAGGATGGCTTTAATTCAGACGGAAGTATGAATGATAAGCTATATTATAGTCTGAAGATTAAAAATGCGAAAGCAAATGGAATGAAATACCCGAAAGAGTGGGAAACATACCTAACGGTATAAGCAAGAAAAAGAGGTAAATAATAAAAATGGTAGACAAAGCAGGATTATACGGAGGTGGGCTAGAGCTCACTTGCATTCTTTACGAAGGAACATTAACTGCAACTGCTGGTACCTCAGTATTTGTCGAGAACGGCTCATTAGGAAAACTATCCTTCACTATGGCTTCAGAAATTAAAGAAGGTGACCTCGTGGCATTACACGTGGACACTGGAAATGACTATGACGCTACTGGTGGCATACCTGTAGTAGAAGCAGCATCCGCTGCAAATGGTTTCATCGGTATTGTAAAATCACAACCTGTATGGCATAAATTGCCAACAGCAGCTGGTTCATACGGTACACACGCTGACAACTTGTCCAACGGACACTTCAGAGTTGCAACGATAGTTATGCCTGGTGTACAAATGGCACTTCGCGGAGTAACAGAGGGCACATCTATTACAGTTGGTTCCCCTATTGCTTGGGATGTTTCTGCAGATGGTTGGGCTGATAATGGCACAACTTTCACAGGAGTATTCTCTTTCCACGATGGCGGTGCAGATGCACAGAATGTCTTAGTTGGCATTGGTGCAATGGGACACGGCCCTGGCGGAAGCGATGCTGACCTTTGCTCATTAGGAGTTATAGCTTAAGGAGTGTAAAATATGGCAGAAAGATACGACCCATATGGTACACTTGCAGGAGTTTTGCCTAAGGATTCTTTCCTTAGACCAGAGTTCCAAGCTCGTGACCTTGACGAATTACTAGATAGCTTGTTGGTATTTGACGATTTTATTCCAAAACAAACCGTCGATGCAACAACTTTCTCGTACCAGATAGAAACTGACGGCGCAGGCACTGGAACACGTGGCAGCCCCGGTTCAGACGTAAAGAAAGAATATGCCCCACTAAGGGCTGATGGCTCAGAGTTCTCATACGTAAGCGTATCTCCACTAGAGATGGCTGTAGGAGTACTCCAAGCAAGAGGTGTTGCGTTCAAATTAACAGAAGCAGCTAGAGGAGACCACGAGAAGTTGAAAATCGACCCACTCGCAAGGACCCGAAAGCGCGTTGCTTACTGGTTAGCAGAACAAATCAACGCTGAAATGGTAGCAAATATGACGAATGATTTCAGTATCACTAATACAGATGACACTGGAATGGAAGACATTATGTCTCATTCGACAGATTTCGGTACCGAAACAACCATCGGGCACTTAGCTGGTTCGTTAGATTCAACCTATTACTGGGATGAAGCTGACGCAAATCCAATTAGGGACATACTCGACCTTCAGACTGTTTTTGAAGACCAAGATGGATACAACTATAATATGACTGACGTCTATATGCGTTTCCGTGATTTGCACTTACTAAGTACATTCTGTACTGAAGTTGGAGCAGATTGGGTACGCGACCCACTAGGTGGGTTCACAGCATCTAACATCGCTGGAATTACATTCCACGGTTTAAAGAATGTTGCTGGATTCCCAACCACAGTAGGTGACGGATATATTATGGCAGTGGACAAGAATAACCCAGTAGGGCAAACTTATCAAAGTTTCTCTTCTGAATTCCCACAAGCTAATAATATGTCATTCCACTCATATATGGATGATGCTACGCACGATTATCACTATCAAATGTTCTACACACGTGGAACGGTAGTAGTCGAGCCTAAAGCAATGGCCGTCTTGAGAGTCAGAGACTAAGGAAGACAATAATTTGGGAAGTGCTATTCGGTTACTGTTACTCGCGTTTCGTAACTGGATAGTGCAAGCCCTTAAAACAAAATAAGGAAGAATAATTAAAAATGGCATTAGGAACAACATTTACAGACTATCAAAAAGTTAGTGATGTACGATTAAATAAAATTACAACTCGCAGAACATTAGCGAACACAATTGAAAGAGCATCCACAATAGTTATTTCACAAACAGTAACAAATACAAACGCAGGCGACCACTTCTTAGGTGTAGCCCCGTACGATATGGAGCTTGTAAAAGCATCTATCGCAATTACTGGAGATGAAGGAACTGATGGCGCAATGACAATTGAAAAGTGGGATGATTATGCAGGGTCAGCGCAAGCAACTATGACCGATGCACAAACCGCAACTGGCGGAGCATCAGCATTATACACTTTTACACCAACCACAGATGACACACAAAAAATGACCGCAGGAGAGATTTTAAATCTTAAAACTGTAGGCATTGATGGCTCTGAGGAAGGTATCGTAACACTAGTTTTCAAATTAGTTGATAACGTAGATAACAGTTAGAATAAAATAATTTAGGGAGGATAATTATGGCAGGAACTTGTACAATATATAAAAGCAGGAGTTTTGGACCTAGATGGTCTGGAACCAAAGAACTCGCAGCCTATTTC